AACATGAATAGGTGTACCTTTGATAAAGATATTACTACCATGCATATATTTTTTTAAGTTATTACAAGACCTTGGAAAAGATATTTGTTCAGCTGTCATTTGATAAAACTCTTTTTTAAATTCAGCAACAAATGCTTGTAGTTCATCTTCACCTTTAGTCATTATAAGTTTGATAGCTTCTTTAATCTTTCCTCTACAAACTTCAGGTGTAGATGACTTCACAGCCTCAATGCCCATAATCTTTAGTTTAGGTTCTTCAAATGTAATACCTTCTTCGTCTAATACGTTTAACATATATCTTTTTTTCGCAGTCCATATACCTTTGTCAGCAATCACTTCACGTTTCATAACCATTTTTTGTTTGATCGCATTTGTGTAGTCTGCTAGTTCTGCGAAACACTTATCTATAAAAGGTTCTATTCTACTATTAACAACTTTGTTTAAAAATTTTAATGTATCAGCTTTTGATTTATCTTTACAAGTTGCTTCAACTAATTTATCTAGTGTAAGATAAATTGAATCTGTATCTGACGCAACAATATAATCAACCTTATCATGTGTCTTTAATATCTTATTCATATATTCATTTACGTTCTTTTCAATAAATCTAATTACAAATTGACCAGATGATGTTATAGCAGTCGCTTGTCTTACATCATAATATCTAAAATACTGATTACCTATCGCACCATAAGCTGAGTTAAGAGCAATCTTCTTCGCCCATTGTATATTGTGACAACGAGATATTTCTTTAGCAGTTGCAGGGTCTTTTGTCTTTTGATATTCCTTCTTTGCTTGAAACGCAAGAGTTTTAAACTTAACTCTATCATTGTACATACTCTCCATAAGTCTAGGTAGAAACCCTGGACTATCTGTTTTAAACATAGCACCATTTGGTGTAATACAGGCACCTTCAGTTTTTAAATGTGTCAACGGTGTCGCATGATTTAACAATCTATCAACTGAAATGCCTGATGGTTTTACACCAATGATTTTTTCTGGTGAGATATTATACTGCATAATTAAATGTGGATATAGTGAGTTTATATCAAAAGAAACAATCCAGTTATGCATACCTGTGATTGGGTCTTTTACATAAGCGCCATCGTACTTATCTTCCTTGATATTATCTTCCTTTGGTGGTATAATAATATTATCTTTTTTTAAGTAATTGTAAATTAACATATCCCACATTCTTACTTGTGAGAATACATCTGTATAATTTACTTTGGCTTCATATGCCATAGTTAGGACTAGTTCAATTAGTTTTAGTTTATCTTCTAAAGCATCAACAATTTCTACATCTTTAATATTGTAATCAATAAATGATTGATAGTCTTTAGTATACCAATCTCTAAATGTATCATAAGGGTTTTCATCTTTTTGTAAACCAAGTTCTACTTTACCAATATAATCAAGTTTGTAACTCTCTTGTTTTGTTGGTATAAATTTTTGATATAGGTCAAGGTAATCTAACATAGAAATACCAAAGATAGCATAATAAGTTTGAGGTCTACCTCTTACAACTATGGTTTCTCTTTCAACTAAATTCCAAGGCGAAAATCTTTTTAATACTTTTTCATCTACTAGGTTTCTAATACGATTAAACAAATAAGGTATATCAAAAAACTTTGTATTCCAACCAGTGATAACATCTGGATAGTTCTTAATCCAAAACTTCATAAACTCCATAATTAAAGACTTTTCATTCTTACATTTAATATAAGTTACATCTGATCTATCTGTTTTAAATTCACCTGTACCCCAAGTTATAATTTGTTTGTTGGATTGATTTTTAACTGTGATTGCTAGTAGTTCTTCTGTTGGATTTTCTACATCAGGAAAACCATTTTCAGCTGTACATTCTATATCAACTGTAAATATCTTTATTGCGTCTTTATCAAATATCATATCTTCAGGATATTCATTTGCGATATATTGATACTGGTATCTATCCATACCATATAGTGGCGAGTTATCTGTATTATAACTTCTTTTAAATTCTCTTGCTTTTGAAATATTACCAAATTGAATTGGTTTTAGATTTTGACCTTTTAATGTTTTAAATTTTGTATCTTCTTGTGTGATAGCATATAGAGATGGACTAAAGTCTATTTTGTTTTTGTATTCTTTACCCTCGTGGATACCACGAACAAGTAACTTACCTCTATGTTCAATAACGTTTTTATAAAAATTCACTTAAAGTACCTTTTTTATTATACAATACATATTTCATTCTTATATGTTCTGGTGTTTTATTAGGATCAAACAGCATCCAAGCACATCTACCTGTCCCATTTCCATTTACAATTCTACCACTAATGGTTTCAAATTTTATTAAGTCAGAAACAATATACATATCGGTCATGTGTTTAACAACATCTTGTCTTGCTTTGGCGGCAATATATTCTACTCTCATCAATAACAATGCTGGTATTTTCCATTCATATAGAGATTTTTTAATTAGATCATACCCAAGAGTGAAAGGTGGATTGGTTATAATACCTTCTATGTTTTCTGGTTTATTCATTGTCATAAAATTATTTTCTTTAACTTCTGGTGATCTAGGTTTTATATCTGTTCCAAGAATAACATTATCAAAATGATTTAAGATTCTACCATCACCAGCACAAGGTTCCCACCACTTTTTGTTTTGATCTAAAAGTGGTCTAGCAAGTTCTACTGCATCTATGGGTGTTGGATAAAATTCGTGTTCTTCTTTATCCTGTTCTTTTCTAGTCCTCATTTAATATCTTTCATAATTTAATTTGGTGGAGGATACAGGAATCGAACCTGCGACCTCCTGAATGCAAATCAGGCGCTCTCCCAACTGAGCTAATCCCCCAATTTTATAGTTTGTGATTGTCCAATAAGTGTACAACCAAACCATCGTGTTTTTTTTCTAATTGAATTTGACAAGCTAATCTACTTTGCATACGATCATAACCTTTTTCGTATTCAATTAAATCTGTTTCAACAGAACCTTGATTAGGTTGACCTACTATATGTGTCCAGTTTCTATCTACTATTACATGGCAAGTCGCACACGCACAACAACCTGAACAATCTGCTGGTATCTCATCAATGGCTTCTTTAGAATAATCTCTAGCAGCTTCCATCAATGTCATACCCTCGTCTACCTGGACAGGAATAATTTCCTCTCCTCTAACAAAGTTAACCTTAATCATTAAAGTTTTGGTACTGAGTTTTCTGTAATTAGACCAGGTGTTTTAGCAGATATAATCGTGCTAGTATTTTGTTCGTATGATCTTAATAAATCATCTTTTGGATCTGTCATAAAAACAATTTTGTCTTTGCCAACAGTAATTGTTTCACTTTTACCAAACGCATTATACAAACTCATCATAAGTTGTATAGGTTTTCCTGGTGCTGTTTGTTGAGGTATGATTACGAAAGGTTGTTTTAAACTAACACCTTGGTCATTCTCACCTACTTTAGCGATTACATCTTCGCCAGTAGTCATTCTTAATATCTTCACATCTTGCATAATATCTCCTATTTGTGTTATACTATATCATATCCTGACGTATTTGTCAAGGGTTTATTTCTTTTCAAAGCCAACTTTATCTTCTTTGCCATCTTTATCAATGGGTTTTAGTCTTTTACTTAATACAAATGTTCTATTAGGGTTGACACTAATATTCATTAATCGCATTAAATCTCTATTTACAAGTAGGTCAGAGCCTGATCTAGGTCTTTGGTCTAAACCAATCTCTACATCTTTATATGTAAAACCATTAAATGTTAAGTCCATTAATATAGTTGGTCTAGTTTCTGATGGTTCGTTAGTAGCATTTGATCTAAACACTTCACTCTTTCCATGTCTAGGTTTACTATAAGTCTTACCATCATATTTCCATTTAACAATCTTACCATCTTCTAAAATTTCGTCTGCGTGTAAAGCACAAGCAGCTGAACCATTACCTGTATCAAACTTAACTCTTACTTTACCTACTTCATCTAACTCAACAGTTTCTAACCAACCAGTTTCTATAAGTGATTGTCTATCCCAATGAGCTCTATCTGTAATATAATCTACTACATTGGCCATCATTTTTTCACCATCTATTCTACCAGATGGTTCTGCGT